GTTATCAATATCATTATGATGGAGGGTGAGCCGCCGAATGAGGATCATTGGCTGGCGAAACTTACCGATCCAGGAAATGAAAATTACGATCCGGATATAGAAGCGTGGAAAGTATCAACTTACGAGAATTGGAATAACTTGCCCCGATCATATACCGGATCGTTAGAAACTATGCCGCAGGCGTGGAAAACAAAATACCTCGATGGTAATTATGGTTTTCGACCTGATGGTACTCCGTATTACACCGGATACCGGGAAGCAATTCACTCGGCAGAATTAGAATGGATGCCGGACAAAGAATTGATTTGTGGGTGGGATTTTGGTTTTCGACATCCGGCGTGTCTGATAACTCAAGTTGATCATCAAGACCGGTGGTGCTGGCTCAGAGAGATTATCGGTACTGACATCACAATTCAGAAATTTGCTGACCATGTTAAAGAGCAGATAAATTTGTATTATCCGAACGCGCGATGTATTCATTATGGCGACCCGGCATCAAAACAACACAATGACAAGAGCGAGCAGACATCGTGGGATATTTTATTGGCAAAGGGGATTTATCTAAAATATCGTCAGTCAGAATATCGACTGCGGAAAGAAATCATTGAACACAAGTTGTCAACACTCAACGCCGGTCGTCCTCAATTATTGGTGGACAAAAGATTTTGCCGAACTGCTAATGATGGTTTTCTTGGCGGGTATCATTATCCGGAACGGAAAGAAGGACAGCCGTTTATAATGAAATTTGAACAGCCAGTGAAAGACGGATTTTATGAACACATAATGAACTCTGGCGAATACATCGCCGTAAATATGTTCTCCCCAATAACGCAGAAGAAGTCTTATCGCCGACCGGAACCGGTGATGGTAATGTCAAATATTTGAGGTGCATAAAAATGAATGACCCACGAATAAAAGTTGAACAAGGACAAAGAAAACAGATCGCCACTATCGTATGTACAGAGATTAAAAATTCTCTGGGAGGTAACGCCAAGATATACGATAAGGCCCGCCGGTGTGAAAACCAATACAATCAGGTTACCAAGTGGATGGAGCTGGGAAAAGTTTGTGGAACTCCCTGGCCGGGGGCGGCTGATTACTTTGTTGCTTTGTCTGAGTGGATTGTTGACGCTATCTATGCGCGGTTGATGTCAATATTGTTTTCTCAAGAACCGTATATGAAAGCGTCTGGTGCTGATTCTGCCTCTGTTGACAATCAGGATAACGCTACCGATTTTGTTGACCAAGTATTCCGCGATAAAGTGATGTTGTACGAAAACACGAATTTCTTTTTTAAGCAGATGATTAAATTACCTATGGCAATTCTCAAATATGATTGGGTTGAGAATTACGATGGGAAGATTTCAAGAGCGCAGGCAAATACGTTTACTGGCCCAAATGGGGAACAAGAACAAATGTTGCCTGATGATCCGGAAGGGATTTCTCGAACTGCTCAGTTGATTGCTAACGGATATCAGCAGGGAGAACCGCAGGAAGTATGGACGTATGAAGACGTGGAAATATACTCCGGGCCTAAGGCGCAGTATATAGACATCAAAGATTATGTCTGGACGCCGGGTACAAAGCGCGGAGAAAAACCATATTGGGAAGGTGATCGGTGTTGGTTTACGATAAATGATATGCTTTTAAAAGTCCGGCAGGAAAAGTTTGACGCTGATGCAGTTTCTAAAATCCAATCGTCTGTAGGCGCAGGATTATCGGGAAATAATCTCATCATCAAACAGCGCGAAACTCCGATTGAGTGTTTCCATTGGTACGGGAGATTGCCTTTTAATACTAACGGAGAAATTGATTTAAGCGGTGCGGATACTATCGAGCAAGAGGTTTACTGTTTGGTTTCGCTGAAAGAAGAAGAACTGCTCGATATTATGACATGGCCGTATGAAAGATTCCCGGCAGAAGATAGAGTTTATATCCGGGGAGAATTTGAGGAGACAACGGAATTTGAAGGCCGGTCAATGATTGAGAAGCTTTATAAAACACAGCAGGAATTAAATGATTTGCATAACACTATCCAGAATAACGCCTGGATTGCTATGCAGAAAATATTTGTTAAGCGTAAGGGATTGGCCGGCGATGATTATGAGAAGCCAAAAGTATTCCCTGGCGCGATGTGGGAAGAAGATACTCCCGGAGATATACGCGTGTTAGAAATGGGAGATGTTAAAGCTGTTGGATTTGAACTTGAACAGACGTTACTTTCGTTCGCAGAAAGAATATCAAATATTTCCAACTGGAATTTAGGGACACAGAAACAACAGGGGAAGGCGACCGCGACCGAATTTATGGGCGTTATGCAGGAGGGAAATATCGGGCGCGAGCCGTTACTTCAACGGTGTTATAAAATCCTTTCGAAGTTGTGCGACTGGACGATTGATTATTACCGTGGGCGCATTAATCCCGGGATGGAAAGAACGCTGAGTAATGGAATGGGAGGAAGAATATTACCTTCTCAAAAAAATATTGGATTATATCAGCAAAGAGGAATTAATCCAGAATGGAGCGATGAGCTTGTATCCGGTAATTTTCATTGGGATTGGCAAGGAACGACTTTAAATTCTGACAAGCAGTGGAATTTGATGGTTGACAATGATCTGATGAATCAGTATATGCCGCATCCGATGATTAGTGGTAATTTGCTTGCGGTGTGGGCGATAATGAAAAAAGGGTTGATTGACCGGGGAGTTAAGAACTGGGAAGAAATAATCCCCAAAAAAGAAGCTATAATCATGGAGATGCAGAGGATGGAACAGGAAGCGCAGATGAAACGCGCTATGCCGGGTGCGAGTTTAGGCAGGCCCGTTCCTCCGCGCCCTGATAATGTGCAAGCGGTACAACAGCAGATAGGCGGTGGAAACAATGTTCCCGTTCAGTAAAAAGAAACCGTTAAAGACTGATGAAGAAATAGCAAAAGAACGCGAGGACAATCTTGAGCGAATGTTTCAAGATTCACTCAAGCTGATGAAACTGGTTTCGATCAAGGGGAACGGATGGGAAGAATTTGTCTCATTGCTCGATGATTACATTAAGAAAGCGCAGGATAGAAAGTTAAAGACGCGGCTTGACCTGGCTGATGAAAAGACGATTGAGCAGTTGAAGCTTTTAGACCATGAGATTTATATTTTGACGTGGGTCAAGAATATGCCGGGGCAGTTTATTAATATGATTGAAGAAGGAAGGAAACCGAAAGAAGAATAATTATATGGATTGTATTACCCGTGCCGGAAGATAGACGGTAAACCGTTAATATAATCTCATCATCTTTGTATAACAAAAGGAAAATAATATGGTAGAAAAAGAAAAAAGCAAAAAAGAACTTTTAGAAGAACAGATAGATGAAGATATAAAAAAAAACAAAGAACAAGTAGTTTATTTAGAAAAATATAAAAAAGTTTTAAATATTCCAACAAAAGAATTTATTTCTAAATATATTGCAACGGGAGAAAAATTTTTTCATGTTGACGAGGATTACGCTGTAGATGTAAAAATTGAACTTTTAATTCGTTTATTGTTAAAAGAAAATGAATAAACTCGAATCGTTCTTAACTTTGCTCAGAGATTTGATGGACAAGCGTTTCACCGGACAGGTGAGGGTAAACTTTCACGAAGGTAATTTGTCGGAGAAGGTGGAGAAGAAGGAAAGCGTGGTGTTGAATGAATTATAAAAGGATAAAATTAGAAGAAAATTCTAAGATAAATGATATAGGAAGTGAAGTTTATCAATTTGAGGATGGGGTTGAAATTGGAATAGTTGGGAGTGCTTCAACTGAAGATGGGTGCTGTATTTGTGGAAAATCATATGATGGGTGTGGGATTCAATCAAATGTAAAAGATAAGCATGAACTTGATTGTTGTAATTCCTGTATATGTGAAGATTGTTTAGAAAAAATAATTACTCTTTATAAAGATGGAAAATTTGGTTTTATAAAATAGTTTAATTTCGCACCACCGGTATAATCCGAAGGCGATAGTTCCGAGAAATCGGGATTATCGCCTTTTTTTGTTTTTAAAAGTGAGGTTTTAGATGCCGCTTACAAAGACTGGAAAAGAAGTTTTGGGAAATATGACAAAAGAGTATGGAACGGAAAAAGGCAAAGAAGTCTTTTACGCTTCAATCAACAAAGGTAAATCCGGTTCCGAAGATTGGCATGGAGATGGTACGGTTTTAGGAAGACGGAAAAAACGTAAATATAATCCGGTGGTTTGATATGAATAATTATATTCTATTTTTTTTATTGTTGTTTATCGCGTACTCAGACTTTGAAAGAAAAATCATTCCTAACTGGATTGTAATTCCGGGGATTGTTGCAGGGTTAATTGTCGGACAGCATTATTTTTGGTGTGCGATCATGTTTGGGATTGTGGCTATAGAGTACGGACTAGGATTGATGGCAGGTGGAGACGTTAAATTGTTTTCAATGATTGGTGCTTTCTTAGGAATCAAGGCGTTATTTGTTTTTTTGCTGACATTATTATTGATGCGGTGGTTTGTATCTATAAACCGTAAATTTAGAATCTTAGATTTCGCTAAAATACCGGTGGCTCCGTTTGCATTGGTATCAAGTTTGTTTTGTATGAGGTAAACCAGGCGATTACCTGTTCGCCGGGATTACCCGGACGATAGGCCGCCATAATAAAAGGGGTGTGAAATGAATAAGTGGTTAAAATTCTTAGCTAATATCTACCGAGACGTTAGAGGTGAGGGAGAAGGCGATCCCGGTGGTGCAGGTTCAGACGGACAAGGCGATGCTTCCGGTGATCCCGGAGCGGGCGCGCCCCCGGATGGAATAGATGGTGCAGGAGGGAATCAGGGAACAGGAGACGGTGGACAAGGTGGAGACGCCCCCATTGTTCCTAAGTACGGTGATTTCGGAGATTCTCCCAAAACGATTGAGGAAGCCCAGGCGTTGCTTGATAAGTTGTATGGAGAACATTCCAAAATCAAGCCGGAGTTTGAAACTTTGCGGGGAAAAACTCAGGCAACTGAGCGTAACCTTGCAAATCTCAGAAAAACTCTAAACGCTCATGGGATTCAGGCTTTATCCGATGAAGAAGGGAATTTGCGTCTTGAGGTTGTTAAACAACAGACTGCTCAGCAAAAACGGTTTACGGATGCGCACAAAAATGAGCTTTATCGTTTTTTTGCTACTCCAGAAGCCGGGGAGAAGTTTGTTAATATCCTTACCGCTATGGTACAGGATCATTTTGATGAATCCTATAACGGCAGGCAAAAACAATATCAGGAACAAATGACCCAACAGTCCGTATTTAGGCAAGCGCAGACTCATTCCAATAATTTAATGCTTTCTTACTTCCCGCAGTTGGATGTTGCGAAGAAGGAAGGGTTTGATGAGAGTTTTTATTCCCGCGCTACAGAAATATGGCAGGAGAAATTTTCAAAAGAACCTCGCGGAGAATTATTGGCGGCGCTTGAAGCGGCTAAAGAACTGAATATCATTCCTCAAGCGGTAAGTGCGGCAAAAAAAGAAGGGTTCAAACAAGGACAGGCAGGTAAAAAGATTATCGGGCCTGTTGGCGGTGGAAAAATGGGAGGAAGCGGGACAGGAGGTAAATTAACTTCTGAGCAATATTCTCAGCTTACTCCAGAGAAACAAGCTGAATACGACAAAAAAACAGTGGGATTATAATGGGAGGCACTATGTTTGCTTGGTTAAGAGGAGTATATGCGATACTGAAAGACCAGGCCGGATGGACTACAGAAATGTCAGTTACCGGAATTGCTGAGGTTGATGCGGCAATCCCGGAATACTGGGCGACTTCCATTTTTAAAGATGGAAACCGCGAAAGTTTCTGGGGTTCTTTGTCCGGTGGAGAAGGTACGTTTATGCCCGTAATTGATAAAACAGGTCAGCTCAAAAACAATGGCGATCTGCTTCATATCAATATCATCGAACATTTAATGGGTTCGGGCGTAACGGGTGAAAGTGTTTTGAAGGGGAACGAAGAAAAAATGGGAATCGGTCAGATGACAATTACTGCCGACATCGTGCGCCACGCGGTTTCTATATCCCGCAAAGCTACGAAACAGGCTAATTTCGACACCATTCAGCAGATCAAGCCGCTGATTAAGGACTGGATGGCGCGGAGATTAGATTCTGATGGATTCTCCGCGTTTATTGACGCTTCCGGGATTGATACGGTTTACGCTAACTCGAAAACTTCTGTTGGTACGCTTAATTCTACCGATGGAGATAGATTCGGGCCTAACGAAATCGGATTAATTTCTCTGGCGTTGAAACGGTTAGGAGCATTACCGCTTAAAACCGGGAAAGTCAATGGCCGCACCATTCCTGTTTACGGATGTGTTTTCGGAGAAGTCGAGGATTACTGGCTTAACCAGAATACGTCTTTTGTAAACCAGATTAGGGATTCGTGGGAACGGTTCAAGGGAGATAATGGAGAACATCCGCTTTTCCGGGGAGCAGTTGGGATTTATAAGAACGTGCTTTTGTATCCTTACTACGGGAATCTGGATTTACCGCAGGGTACTCCGTTACGTCCTGAGACAACGCTTTCTGCGACTCTGGTTACTGCAGGAACAACGGCGTATGTTGGAGTGGCGGCTGATGCTAACACCAAAGCTGATTACACCGCGTTTTTCGCTTCTGCTGGTTCGTTACAGATAGAAGATGAGATAATCTCTTATTCTGGAAAAACTGTTTCTACGTTTACCGGATTAACGAGAGGTGTATCAAGTACAACTGGCGCACAGCATACAGCCGGTGCTTTGGTTACTCAGCGTAATGTTTCAACTGTAATCGGGTTTGGCGCACAGGCTCTTGTCCGGGCAATGCCGGAAGAAGCTGAGCCGATTGGCGAGAAAGACGATTATGGCGAACAGATCGGGTTGGGAGTTAGGGCGTACTATGGTTACAAGGTGCGCTATTCAAAACGGCGCGCTAAGCCGGCGGCAGCGGTACTGCTGAAATGTATTTCCGATAACCCTGGAACAGTATAACATGGAGGATAAAATGAAAAAGTTTTCGTTCGTTTTAAGCCTCTTGATGGTGTTTTTACTGTCAACGGGTGCGTTTGCGGCTACAAAGGCAAGTCGTGCCGTTGTGAGTTCGGGAGTTGAACAGGTAGTAGGACTGGGAGATTTATCTTCTGGAGATACTGCCGAAGTAAACTCTGTTGGTGGCGTGGCTACCACAAGGAAAGCGGTTGCGGTTACGTCTCAAGTAGGGGATGCGCTTGTTTATACCGGAGCGTGTTATGTTCAAGGGATTAACTTTTATGGTGTAACAGCAGGAGATAGATTGGCAGTGTATGATGCCCTATCTGCTACGGGTACAGCCAAATTTGATCCCGCAGTAGCGGCAAATACGTCATCGGTGACAGTTGATTGTTTCGGTGCTCCTTTTACGACTGGGATATACGTTGACGCATCTGCTGCAACTATGTTTTCTACAGTGATATACGACTATTAACAAACAGTGAGGCCGGAAGCGGGGGCAATCCGCTTCCGGTTTTTAAAATGTTCGACCTGATATTAAAAGCAATATTGTTCCTCTCCCCGATATGCTATCCATTAGGAACTCCCATGGAAGTATTCGATATGATATTTTTTCGGATTGCGTCGGTTGTTTTGTTGATGGCATATCTTGTGGATAAAACAGCAGTCAAAGAAATATCGCTCAGCACAAAATATCTTATTGCATCTTTGTTAGGGATTGGCGTATTAAATGTTTTTGTCAACACCTTTCATCCCGTAACAATGTCATCATTATTCAATCTTCAACTCGCTTGTCTGGATTTATTCCTTATCATAACGAAATGCAGAAATCATAAGTCAACATTCAAGTGGATAGTTTATGCGGGATTGGTTAATGTTATTATTTTCCTATCTCAGCAGATGGGGAACAATTTTATTTTTACTATTGGAGTTAATGAAGGAGGAAGCGGTGGATTGTTAGGAAATAAAGCAAGAATTGCGACGTACTTAGCTTTGATCGTTCCTTTTGCGATGCAGATAAGCTGGATTTCGGTATTATTATTTTTAGGTGTATCTCTTTGGTTCCCGATGCAGTTCCCTATAGTTTTATGTTTATTGGTTTCCATGTTTTTATTGACTAACGACAAAAGGACTAAAATATTTCTTGTTTGTTTGGTGTCGTTATTCTCTGTAATATTTTTTAAGCATATCTTAGGTTCATTAAAAGTAAGATGGGATGGAAATATGAAGTTTGTCCTCGATAAATTGTTTAACCGTCCATTATTAGGATATGGAATGGGGGTTAATCCTATAAAAGATAATGCTGAGGTTATAGTAAACAGTTTTTTACAGTTTATTGTTCAAGTTGGATTTATCGGGCTGGCATGGATTATTTATGCCATGAAGAAAATACGGGTTACGCGGGATATTGAAACCGTGGCATTGTACTCGATGTTCGCGTTAATGATGATAGAGTATCCACTTGCCATTCAAAAACTTTGGGTAACAATGATTGCGATAGTGGCGTTTGCCATTATAAAACAGGAGGAGTTATCATGCTTGTAGTTTACAGGGGGAAAAGTAAGTGTTTGATGACGGATTATAACGGGAAAAGAATTTGTTTCAACAAGGGGCAACCGGTAGAAATATCGAAAGCAGTTTATGATTCAATGTTGCAGAGTAGACACGTTGAAGTCAATGATTTAGTCCCGGTAACTGCGAGTGAAAATGTTGTAGTATCTCCAGTTATTGAAGAAAATAAAAAAGAGAATAACAATTCCGACCATCGGGGGCCCGGAAGACCGAAATTGAGAAAATAACTTTAAGATGGAGGAAGAAATGAAAATTAAGTCAGCAATAATCTTAACCTTAGCGGCAATGTTGAGTTTTTCTAATGCGTATGCTTGGAATGATTCAACAGGAACGAGAAGCAAGAAGGAATCAACGAGCGTTGATGCTAATTCATCGGTGATGTATGGAAATTATGGTACAGCAATAAAACCGATAAAAGTTAATTCTTCCGGTAATGTTATCACAACCGGTGGCGGAACTGCCGGTACTCCCGACACATCAGTCGTAACGGTGCAAGGTATCACGAATGGAACACCTGTTCCTGTAACTGCCGTCCCATCTCTCGGGACTCGTGTTACTCACCGCGCCACGATAACCGACACTAATGACACCTATACCTACGGTTCGGGGGATACAGAGAGAATATCTCTTGCCGGATATAAATATGCAATTGTCGAAATAAAAATAAGTGGGGCAAATGCTAGTTGGGATATTACCCCAGAATTTGGAGATGCAACAGCGTCAACGTATTTTAAGTCGACAACTAGGACAGTTACGAGAAATGAGCGTTTTGTGATTGAAGTAGACGGGGAAACGCTGTTTATGATTAGGTGCGACAATAAACAGGGGACAACTCCGACGATAACCGTATATGTTACGCCGTTTAACTAAAGGAGGGTGAAATGCGCGATTTAATTGAACCAGATGACGATATAATTATATATAGTTTATACTCCAGAGATGTGAAATGGGGTTTAAAAACTCCTTACGCAACGGCTGGAAACAGGATGATTTTAGTTTCCCCTAATTTTTTATCTCTTGAAAATAGCGGAGTTGTTAATGTTTTGAAATTACCGTTAGAGATAGATGTTTCTAACGCAATAAACTGGGACACAATAACTCCGACGGATTACACAGTTGCGTCTGCTCGCGCAGGAAAAGATTTTTATATTTACGCATTAAAATCTTCACATGGTGCTGCCCCTAGATTTATTCTTTCCGCAGCCTCAACTTATCCCAGTGGATACACCGCGCTCAATAGCCGCAAGATCGGCGGGTTTCATTGCCTCTGTTTAGGAACAAGCGTTACCACTCCAGGAGTTACTGTTGCGTTGCCGGTTGGTAATACCGCAAAAGATTTTGAGACCGGAGATGTGATTCCTAATTCGATATGGGATCTCCTACATAAAAATCGAGAAGCGGGTAACGAGGGTATGGCGTATGTGGATGCGATTGCGAGATGGGTTGATATTTATATCGCATCCGGAACCGGAGCATCAACATTATCAG